ATGAAATATGCTTATACTGCGTCCCCCGGAAAAACATCAGACGACAAGTTTGAAATTGAAAAGCTAAAAAAAGGTGAAGCGGAACTTCGTGAAAGCGATGTACCTAACCGTAAAGCTATGCGTGTCATGCAAGGCAATAGTTTGTCTGGATTTATGAATCCTAAAGCCGGAGCGGGTCGTGGCAAACAAGGCGGCCCTACAGCCAAAGAACTTCAAGAAGAGCCAATGACCGCAGGTCAGAAGCAGTCTATGCAAGAAGCAAAAGACGAGGAAGCGTATCAGAAGAGAAAGACTGCGCCCACAACCAAGACGGAAATGGGCAAGGCATTTGCTAAAGGCGGCTCGGCTTCCAGCCGTGCAGACGGTATTGCCCAGCGTGGCAAGACTCGTGGGATGATGTGCTAATGATGCCGAGCAGAGGCATGGGAGCCGTTAATCCCGACAAAATCAAAAAGCCAAGGATCATCCATAAAAAGGATGGGAACTTCCCCGTTGAAGTTTTTAAAGAGGGCGGAGAAGTAAAGTCTAAGGTAAATGAAGCTGGTAACTACACGAAACCCAGTTTGCGTAAAAAGATTGTGTCTCAGGTCAAGGCGGCGGCAACTCATGGCACGGGAGCTGGTCAGTGGTCGGCAAGAAAAGCACAGTTGGTGGCAAAGAAATACAAGGCAGCAGGCGGAGGTTACAAAGATTGAAAGCGCCGCAGACTTCTCTTAAAAACTGGGGCGACCAGAAATGGCGCACTAAGTCGGGGAAGCCTTCGTCAAAAACAGGTGAGAGGTATCTCCCTGAAGCGGCTATCAAGTCTTTGTCTCCTGCTGAATATGCTGCGACAACCAAAGCCAAGCGTAAGGGTAAGGCGGCGGGTAAGCAGTTTGTAGCCCAGCCTAAAGGTATTGCAAAGAAAACAGCAGGATTTAGATAATGGCATACACCACCGGCACATCAATCTTTGATATGGACTTTACGGAGATCGCCGAAGAATCGTGGGAACGTGCTGGGCGTGAAATGCGTAGTGGTTATGACTTGCGTACAGCCCGCAGGTCAATGAACCTAATGACCATTGAGTGGCAAAACCGTGGCATTAACATGTGGACAATTGAACAGGGAACTATTGACCTTGTTCAGGGTTTAAACACCTACCCGCTTCCTACTGACACGATTGATCTGATGGAGCATGTAATTCGCACCGGTCAGGCAAATTCTTCTACTCAAGCCGATCTAAGCATTACCCGTATCAGCGTTTCTACCTATGCCACCATTCCAAACAAATTAACCCAAGCAAGACCAATTCAAGTTTTTATCCAAAGGTTGTCTGGTCAGACCAGTATGACGCAGTTGACCTTGAATGGGTCGATTAACGCCACAGCCACAACTATCACATTAAATTCAACAATTGGATTGGCTGCTGCTGGGTACATTCAATTGGACTCAGAGATCATCTATTACCAGTACATCACTGGAAATGTTTTAAATGTCTGCTCTCGTGCGCAAGCAAATACAGTTGCAGCGTCACACACCACTAGCACCTCTGTTTATGTTCCTCAACTTCCTGCTATAACCGTTTGGCCCACGCCTGACGGCTCAACAAGCTACCAATTCGTATATTGGCGATTGCGTAGAGTGCAGGACGCTGGTTCAGGCGTAACCACAGCCGACATGAATTTTCGCTTCCTGCCATGCCTTGTAGCTGGCTTGGCTTACTACATAGCCATGAAAGTGCCAGAGCTTGTGACACGCATGGATATGCTGAAAATGGCATACGAAGAGCAATTCCAATTGGCGGCAGGCGAGGACAGGGAAAAGGCTTCCAGCTTGTTTGTTCCTCGCCAGCAATTCATTGGTGGAGGATCTCCCTAATGGCTAATATGTTCTCGTCAGGCAAGTTCAGCATTGCAATGTGTGACCGTTGTGGTCAGCAGTTCAAGCTGAAGCAGCTTAAGTACGAGGTCATTAAAACCAAGCTTTACCAATTGAAGGTTTGCAGTGAATGCTGGGATCCTGATCACCCTCAATTGCAGCTAGGTATGTATCCAGTAGAGGATCCGCAGGCAGTCAGGGAGCCACGCAATGACAGCACATATGTAGCCGCTGGTTTAAACGGATTGCAGGATTCGCCTACTGAGGCTGACAATGGATTCCCAACAGGCGGATCACGAGATATTCAATGGGGCTGGTATCCAGTCGGAGGATCCAAGAGTTTTGATGCGGTTTTAACGCCCAACTACTTGGTTGGAACCGCTGACGTTGGCAATGTAACTGTAAGCATCACTTAGGAGTGGAAAATGAAAAAATCGGAAGTAAAGCGCATCGCTGATGTTGAAGCTGGCAAGGCTGTCAAAGGCCATGAAAAGTCTATGCACGGTGTAAAAAAGATGGCAAAAGGCGGCAAAACAAACGAAAATATGCGCATGTATGGTCGTGGCATGGCTAAGGTGATCAATCAACGCACATCTTCAAAGGGTGGCTAATATGGCAAAATTCAGCAAAAAGATAATGGGCAAAGAAGTTGGCGATGCCAGCGTTTACGCCGAGCCTCATACTATGGATGGCAAGCCGCTCACAAAAACACGACAGAAGGATCCAAACATGCTTACAGCATTGGAGTCTGGTGTGCGGTCTGCCGCTAAAAGAGTGAGCGATGGAGACCCCGGCGCTGATGATGTAAAGACAACTGGTATCAAGATCCGTGGTACTGGCGCAGCCACCAAAGGCGTGATGGCTAGAGGCCCAATGGCATGACTTACAACGAATTGGTCATTGCAGTGAGTGACTACTGTGAGAACACGTTTCCCACGGTGGACATGAACATAATGATTAAGCAAGCTGAACAGCGTATATATAACACTGTTCAGATAGCGAATCTGCGCAAGAACATGACTGGTACTATTACCGCTGGTAATCCGTATCTGTCTGCGCCTGATGATTTCTTGTCTGCTTATTCGTTGGCGGTGATTAGTGGAAGCGATTATCTTTATTTGTTGAATAAGGATGTGAACTTCATGCGTGAGGCGTATCCAAGCACGGCAGCGGCCTATCGTGGCAAGCCTAAGCACTATGCTATTTTTGGCCCACAATCAAATGCCGTTACCGAGTTATCGTTTCTTCTTGGCCCAACACCAGACACAACGTATTCAGTAGAGCTGCACTTCTACTATTACCCTGAGTCCATTGTTACAGCCAGCACCACTTGGCTTGGGGATAACTTTGACTCTGCTCTTTTGAATGGAACGATGGTTGAAGCTATTCGCTACATGAAGGGTGAACCAGATATGGTCAAGTTTTACCAAGACATGTATGTGCAGTCTATTACCTTGCTCAAGAACTTGGGTGATGGCAAGCAACGTGCAGATGCTTATCGTGATGGTCAAGTTCGGATTCAGGTAAATTAATGTCAATAGTCCAAACTCAGACAACAAGCTTCAAGGCAGAGCTGTATCAAGGCATTCACGATCTGACAACAGATGTAATAAAAATTGCTTTGTACACAGCTAATGTAAATTTAAACGCAGAAACTACTGCTTATTCAGCCACCAACGAAGCAAGTGGCGGCAACTATGTGGCGGGTGGATCTATATTGACACCAATCACGGTGAATAGCTCAGGATACACGGCGTATGTTGGATTTCCAAATGTGTCGTGGACTGGAGCTATAACTGCAAGATGCGCATTAATCTATAACTCAAGCAAAGCAAACAAGTCTGTTGCTGTTTTGGATTTTGGGTCAGACAAAGTGTCCACATCGGGCGGTACATTTTTAATCACGATGCCACCAAACACGGCAACAGAAGCACTTATTAGGAGTTCAAATTGATTGTTACCACTACCAAAGGCGAGATGGATGACTCATTGCTGGAGAAGCGTGAGGGTACTGTGGACAACGATAATGAATTGACCACATGGATAGAGTATTGGTTGGAGGGTGAACTTGTCCACCGCTCTGCTCATGTGACCTTAAAGAAACCACTGGCATTCGTTGGTGGCGAAACAGCATCAATTGGTTAAAGGAGAAATAAAGTGGCAAACACCCAATCAATGTGTACTTCGTTTATGGGCGAGTTGATGACTGCGACTCATAACTTTGGCACTGCACCCATACGGGCATCAGGCGCTACAGACGCTTTCAAGGCGGCGTTATACCTAGCATCGGCTACCGTAAATGCAGCCACGACTGCGTACACAGTCAGTGGTGAAGTATCTGGTGCGGGTTATGCGGCTGGAGGTGTGGCGGTGACTATGGCAACCCCTCCAACGGCAACAAACTCTTCGGCAACGGCGGGGGTGGCTTTTGTCACACCTTCTGCGTCAATCACATACACCACGGTAACTTTGACCACGGCGTTTGATGCGGTGCTGATCTACAACTCAACACAGAGCGATAAGGCTGTCAGCGTCCACACGTTTGGTTCACAGACCATTACGGCGGGTACTTTCACTTTGACTATGCCTGCAAACACTACATCAACCGCTTTGCTGCGTTTGGCAACTACTTAAGGGTAGGTCATGTCTCTCGGCTGGGGCGACAGTACTTGGGGCGCAAACGGCTGGGGCGGCACTCTTGAAGCAACCGGAGATGAAGCAACAGGAGCCGTTGGAACAGTTGCGCCGGTCATTACTGTTGCATTAAGTGGGGTTCTAGCTTCTGGGAATGTTGGGACTGTTGTTGAGACAAATAACCCAACGGAAGACGGCAATATTGCTTACGGAAACGTGGGCAACGCCGCACCTGTTCTCACAATTGCTTTAACTGGGACTGCGGCATCGGGTGGGGTCGGGACAGTTACCGTTGCGGAAAGATCGTTTGCAATTACAGGCGTTGCGGCTTCTGGCGATGCTGGGATAGCGACTCCCAACACAACAATTGCGCTGTTTGGTGTATCGGCAGCGGGATTAGTTGGAACGGTAACGGTCGCAGAAAGATCATTGGCCCTTGCCGGGGTGTCAGCTACTGGTGCAGTTGGGGTGATGACCCCCAGTACGTCCGAAGGGGAAGATGGTGAGGTAGCCTATGGTTTTGCCGGGGATGTAGGGAATGCTCGCACAGTTGCTTTGACAGGTGTCTCTGCCGCTGGTGCAGTAGGTACGGTCATCCACAGCAAAGATGTTTCCCTCACTGGTAACGTTTCCACTGGGGCTGTTGGATCGGTGGGAGGGAGCGAAAAAGTCTTATCGCTGACAGGCAACCAAGCACAAGGATATGTTGGAACTCTGATTGCGGTTTATTGGAAGATAATTGACGATAGTCAGACGGCGGATTGGGGGACAATCTCTAACATACAAACGGCTGATTGGTCAAATATAGATGACACGCAGGCCGCAAACTGGCAAAATATCAGCAACCCGCAAACTCCCGGCTGGTCGTTGATTGATGATGAACAAACCCCGAATTGGGAAGAAATTGAGGTAACAACATGACGACAGCATATACATCACTTTTGGGTCTAGCCTTACCCGTTACCGGCGAACTGTCCGGCACATGGGGCGACACGGTAAATAACAGCATTACCTCGCTGCTCGACTCAGCTATTGCGGGTACTCAAACACTTACAGCCGATACCACGCTGACCACAACCACGGGTGCAGCCAATCAGTCCCGTCAGGCGATTCTGTTGTGTTCACCGGCCTCAGCGAACATCACCATCACGGCTCCTGCTCAGTCCAAGATTTACACGGTCATCAACACCTCTGCTGTTTACACGGTGAAGATTCGTGGCGTTGGCCCGACCACAGGCGTGACCTTGGCTGTCAGCGAGTCTGCTGTTGTGGCTTGGAACGGAACAGACTTTATCCGCATCAGCAGTAATAGTGCCACCACTGGTAACTTTACCGTCAATGGCAATTTGATCGTTACGGGAAACACCACCCTTGGCGATGCCGACACTGACACCATCACCCAAACGGCTTCTTACGTCACAGGCACTCAGCTTAAATCAGCAAAGACAGCAACCAATACGTTAAACCTTGCCGCTTATGACACAGACGGTGCAGCATACACAAACTTAATCACATTAACTGCCAGCACTACACCTACGCTTGCGTTGACTTCAACAGGTGTTGGCACGATTAATAATATGTCCATTGGTGCTACGACAGCTTCAACTGGTGCATTTACCTCGCTCACAGCATCTACTACTTTGGGTGTGACAGGTATCTCCACCTTAACTGCTGGAGCAGTTGTTGAAGGACTCACAGTAGGCAGAGGCGCTAGTGCTGTTGCAACCAATACAGTAGTTGGCACAACTGCTTTAGCAGCTAATACGTCAGGCAGTAACAAATCGGCATTTGGAACACAATCACTTCAAGCAAATACAACTGGAGCAGAAAACTCTGCTTTTGGTCTTTATTCTCTTTTAGGTAATACTACAGGAAGCAACAATTCTGCTTTTGGTCGAGGTGCTTTGCAAGCAAACACCACCGCCTCCAACAATACTGCTGTAGGTTATCAGTCCCTAACTGCCAATACCACAGGAACTGAAAATAATAGTTTTGGCAACTTAGCGTTATTTACCAATACAACTGGTTCTCAAAACAATGCTTTTGGTACAGGAACTTTACAAGCCAATACAACTGCAAGTTATAACAATGCGTTTGGAAAGCAAGCACTTTTAGCCAATACAACAGGTTCAGCAAACTGTGCTTTTGGGCATCAATCGCTTTTGTCTAATACTACTGGAAATACCAATGTAGCTTTTGGTGGCACAGACCTAGCTACTGGTGCGGCTTTACAGTTAAACACT